ACTATCGTTGCTGGGCAACCGAGCAGTCAGTATCTGACAAGGCTTGGAGACCTAAGCCGCACCTGTTGATCAATGTTGCAGTTGAAGTTGAGCCAGGAGTTTGGGAACCACGAATTCTTGACACGACCTTCAATCAGCGCCATGTTGGTCTTACACTGATTGAATATGCTAAGGAGTTTGGAACAATTACAGACCGTGAATATAAGTATTCACGAACTGGTTCATCAGCTTCTGACACCAATTACAGCCTTATCCCTTTGAATGTTTCTGAAACACCAAAGGCAATCAAAGATATGCCAATGCATGATTTGGAAAGTGTTTACATGACTCTTCCATATGAAAAGCAACAAATCTTCTTGACAACTGGCGAGCTAAGTAAAGATACTTGGTGATTGTTATTCATTGGGGAGGGGGAAACCCCTCCCCTTTAACAAAGGATTTTTGTGAAGCGTAAGTCAATCGTTCTTGACCTTGATGGCGTAATTGCAGATATTGATACTGCAATATCTAATTATCTCCATTATAATTTTGGAGTAGAAGAAGACTACAGTAGTTGGTTAATTTCTGATACAAAAGATAAAGAAGCTTTAAAATTATTTTCGGATGAATTGTTTTGGAAAAATCTTATTCCGTTTGAAGATGCTTGGTATCAGGTAAACAAGTGGTTCTCAGACGATATTGATGTTCATATCGTGACTGCAAGAAAAAGAGAGGCTTCTGTAAGAATGACAGAGCCCTGGCTTGATGCTTGGAGAATAAACACGCTCCGACCTAAGTTTGCAAAAATAAATAAAAAATATGAAGTTGTATCTGAAATAAATCCAGTTTTTATGGTTGAGGATAATCCTCATGAAGTTATTTCTTTAAGAAATCACGGTATAAACTGCTATCTCCGAAAAGCATGGTACAATAAGCCTTTCTGGAATGATTTACCTTGTATTGAAAACCTTTACGAATTGGAGATTTAAGTGACAGAGTTTGTCCACTTGCACTGCCATAGCGAGCATTCGCTATTGGATGGAATGTCAACGCCTGAAGAGATTGCACAAATGTCAAGCTCTAACGGTCAATTTGCTGCAGCAATTACCGATCATGGCACAATGGCTGGAGTGCTTAGGTTTCAAGATGCGTGTCAGAAGAACTCTGTGCGCCCAGTATTTGGTGTTGAAGCATACTTTGTTCCATCAGTAAAAAATGATGGTGATGGCAAGCATGAGAGATTTCACTTAATTCTTCTTGCTAAGAATAATACTGGTCTTAATAAATTATTTAAAATGTCGCAAATCGGCTGGCAGGATAATTTCTATTACAAGCCAAGAATTGATTTTGATCTGCTAGAGGATATGGTAGATGACGACATCATTGCACTCTCTGGTTGCAGAGGAAGTTCTATTTCAAAAGCAATTGAAGCTGGTGAATATGGTCGGGCAGAAGAGTTGTCCGAGCGATTCATCAAAATATTCAAAGATGATTTTTATTTTGAACTACAGGCTTGGAATCCAAGAGAGATTAATGATGGGTTGCTTGACTTAGCATCATCTTTTGGAAAGAAGGCGGTAGCAACTGCTGATTGCCATTTTCCAACACACGCAGACAAGGGTGTTGAAGAAGTACTGCTACTGGTATCTCAGTACCCAAGTATTGGTGCTCAAACAATTAACACTGCAAAAGAAAATGTTGCAACACTACACACTTGCGGTCCAGATTTGGTTCACAGAGTTAATCATCTCTATCCTGACAGGCATTTGCGATTTGATGATATCAACCCGTACATTGCAGATGCAACAACTGTTCTTTCGTGGTTCAAAGAAGCTGGTTATGATAGACAGGATATTTTAGAAAATACAATTGAGGTTGCAAGTAAGTGCAGTGCAGAGATTGTTAAGAGAAGAAATCTTTTACCAAAGTACATGAAGTCACTTAATTCAGATGAATATCTATCTGAGCTTACAAACTTTAGATTAAAAGAGCTTAATCTTGGCGATGAATACAAAACTAGACTTGACGAGGAGCTTGGGATTATCAAGCAACTTGGATTTTCTGATTACTTTTTGATTGTATGGGATTTGATTTCATGGGCTGATGCAAACGGTATTGGTCGTGGCACTGGTCGTGGTTCTGTTGGCGGTAGCGTAATGGCATTCTTGCTTAACATTACAAAGGTAGATCCGATTAAATACAATCTATTGTTCGCACGATTTATTAACCCTGATCGTAACGACTATCCCGATATTGACTTGGACTTTGAGGACAAGCGTAGAAACGAAGTTAAATCTTATTTGAGAGAAAGATGGGGGCATGACAATGTTGCTGCAATCACTACTTATGGTACTTTTAAGCCTAAGTCGGCTGTTAAAGATGTTGCTAGAGTTCTTCAAGTTTCATACGAAGAGACTAATAACATCACTCCTTTTTTTGAGACAATTGAGGAACTTATGGAATCGCCTAAAGGTAAGATATTTTGTAATAAGTATCCAGATGTTCCAAAGGTTGCAAAGAGACTAGAGGGCAGAATCAGAAACGCTGGTGTCCATGCGGCTGGTATGGTCGTTTCATCAATTCCTCTGAATGAAGTATGTCCAATAGAGACAAGAAAAGAAACAGACGGTGGAGAGCGTGTAACGGTTACAGCGTTTGACATGACGGATGCAGAAGCTGTTGGGCTTATTAAAATTGACATTTTGGGTCTAAAGACCGTATCTGTAATTAAAGATTGCCTAGCGAAGATTAAGGAGCGTACAGGGCTTGATGTAGAGGCTCAGTCACTAGCTCTTGATGATGAGGCTGTATTTACTAACTTTAATAATGGCAACACCGTAGGTGTATTCCAAACAGATGCTGCAGCCTATAGAAATCTAATTGAGCGAATGGGTATTGATAACTTCAATGACTTAGTTGTATCAAACGCACTAGTTAGACCAGGCGCTTTGCTCTCTCAGGGGCAGAAGTATATTGACTGTAAAAAGGGTTTTACTGAACCGTACTATCCTGACAAATCGGTTAAGGATATTCTTGAAGAAACATACGGTACTGTAATTTTCCAAGAGCAATTGATGCAGATGTCAGTAAAGATTTCTGGCTTCACATGGTCTGATGCCGACAAGCTCAGAAAGATTATCGGAAAGAAAAGAGATGTTGCAGAATTCAAAGAGTTTAAAGATAAGTTTATCAATAATGCAATCATTCCAAAAGCAGAAGCAAAGCAAATGTGGTCTGAGTTTGAAATGTCTGCTCTATATATGTTCAATAAATCACATGCTGTAGCATACTCAATGCTCTCATATCAAACAATGTGGTTGAAGGTTAATTATCCACTTGAGTTTATTTGGGCTCTCTTATACAACGAAGATTCATCTGAGAAGATCACTGCCTACCTCATGGAAGCACAGAGATTAAAGATCAACATTCTTCCACCAGATGTTAATTATTCAGAAGAATACTTTACGACATACAGTAAAGATGGTGTTGATGGTATTCGCTTTGGTTTATCAAATGTTGCTGGCTGTGGTGCGTCTGCAATTAAAGAGATCACATCAAAGAGACCATTTAATTGTTTAGATGAATTTAATAATAAATGCTCTAAGTCTGCTGTTAAAGCTCCGCTTAGAGAAAATCTAGAAAAGGTCGGTGCTTATGCGTCACTTAATCATGTATCTCAATATCAACACGAAAGATATTATCTGCCAGTCCTGGGATTCTCAATTCAGTCGGGAGAAGAAAAGAACGAAATGGATGAGTTTGTTGGCAACCTTGCTGACTTCCATGAAATCAATTCTCCGCTAACACTTATTAAAGCAATCGTTAGATCAACAAAGAAAACACCTCAATACTTGAGAATTGAATTTGAAGATCACTCAGGTTCAGCTACTGTATTTGCGGATAGAAATACTGAGATGGCAAATAGAGATTATGTCTACGCTTTAATCGGAGATAGAACTCTGCACTCATTCTGTGATGCCTACAATTTTGTCGGGTCAGAACTGCATAACTTTATTACCTTAAGGCAAAAGGGTGATAATCATGAATATAACTGGCTATATGATACTGGTCTTGGTCATGTTGATGAAGAAAAGACACTCATGTATGTAATGCACTCAAGAGTTTTCACAACATCAAAAGACAAGGTAATGGCAAACATGTATTGTTGGGATGGCAGACAGATCTTTAAGGTGGTTATCTTCCCTAGACCATATACAAAGCTAAAGGGTATTATCAAGCAGGGTCAGTGGTATGCAGCAAGGCTTTCAAAGATTGAGGAGAAGCAGACATTGACTCGCATGGATTCATACAAGGTGGAGTCAGATTCTGCAATCATCAGTATTGAGAACTATATTGAGAGAAAAAATTTGGTTAAAGCTGTAAGCTGATGAAGTTAACTATATACATACCTACATACAAAAGAGAATCTCTTGATAAATGTTTGGAAAGTATTGTTTCCCAACATAGAAATGATATTGAAATTATTGTCTCTGATAATGACCAAGATGGATTTGCAAGAGATATTGTCAATAAGTATAAAGATTATGTAACTGAGTATTCTATTAGAAAACAAAATATCGGATGTGATGGAAACTGTTTGTACGGCATCACAGCTGGCTCAGCAGATTATGTTTGGGTCATTGGTGATGATGATGTTCTATTACCAGGCGCTATTAACACCATTATGCCGATGCTAAACGGTGTGGATCGCATAATGCAGTTTGCTCTGTACTCTAGAGAAACAATACCGTATTTTTCTGGTACAATGGCTGAGTTGATAAATAGGCTTAATGATAAATCATATGTAATTGCTGCAACATTAGCAAGCATGAATGTATGGAGAAGAGAAGTTATGGATTTTAAAATCGGGGTGAAACATCTTGATTCTAGAAATGTACTGGCATGGTCTGGTATTAAAGCTAATACCGTGAGTATTCCAGGAGTACCTACTGTTCTCGTGAATGACACAAATCATTTTGAATTTAAAGACTTTGACAGAGTTATGTTTGAATATTGTGATGCCCTATCTGAAATTGACGGGGTTAATAAATTTACATTTTATAACGCTAACAGATGGAATTTTGTTAGTGCATCAATGGAGAGAAAATGATTGTATATACAGGTGGAACATTTGATCTTTTTCATTCTGGTCACGCTAGATTGTTAAAGAGATGTAAGCAGATAGCTGGTGATGACGGTCAAGTTGTCGTATCAGTAAATCCAAGCGAATTTTGCGCTCAATATAAAGAGCCTCCAATTTGTGAGCTCTTTGAGAGAATGGAAGTTGTATCGTCTTGTAAATGGGTTGATAAAGTTATCATCAATACTGGCGGTGCTGACTCAAAACCTGCTATCCTAGAGGCAAAAGCGGATGTTATTGTTGTCGGCTCAGATTGGGAAACTAAAGACTATTTTAAACAGATGGACTTTACCCAAGAATGGCTTGACGAACACAATATCCAAGTGATCTTTGTTCCGTACAGCGAACACATATCAACAACAATTATTAAATCAAGAATCTTAGATAGAATGTTTCAATAAAGGAGAAATATGTTAATTGTAGATAAGCGTAAAGGGCATACAATGCCCGTTCATGATGTTATTCCAACCCCCAGCATCGGTTTAAATCGGGCTTTGGGTGGCGGTCTCAATACTGGTGCAACTCACTTGTTTTGGGGTACGCCATCGGTGGGTAAAACGACTATGTGTTTTCGGATTATTGCCGAGGCGCAGAGAATGGGGTACCGACCAGTCATTATTGATTCGGAGTCATCCTACAATGATGAGTATGCCGCTAAGTGCGGGATTGACATTGATGATGTGGTAATCATCCAATCCACTGTTGTTGAAGATATCATGAAGAATATTGTCGGATATCTGACGGATGATAAGGAAAAGCATATCTTCTTGTTTGATTCGTTGTCTAATATCATCAAAGAAGAGTTTTATGATAAGCCTGAGGGCGGTAAGGCTATGGGCTTGCAGTCACGCTCACAGGGCTACCTGTTGCAAAAGCTGGTGAACTATCTCCATAAGGAGCGCAACATTATGCTGTTCGTTGCTCACCAAACAGTTGACTTGAGCGGTATGTTTGCGGTGACAAAAGCCAAGATGGGTAACACTGTTCACCACAACATGCACAACATCGTCAAGCTGTTCTTGTCAATGTCAAAGGGCGAAATGGAGCGTGAGGAAAACAACATGATTACCTCACAGCGAGCAACCTGGACAATTGAAAAGACGAAACAGATTCCAACCATTGGCGCAACTGGATATTATTATGTATTGCCACAAGAGGGAAGAATTGATCAAAATCGTGAAATCATTGATATTGCCATTGAGATGGACATTATTCAACGCAAGGGTGCTTGGTACAACTACGAAGAGAGTAAATGGAATGGTATGGGCTCAATTGAATTGACTGACAAGCAGGTTAAGGAAATTCTCAAGCGCATTAATGCATGATCTTTTCAATCCATACTGATCAGCACATCAAAGATGCGGTAAATATCTTTGGCTACGCCTATGGTTATACCAACATTGTAAAGCATTTCAATCAATTTACCTATCGTGGTAAACAGCTAGAGGTTTTTGAAAACGATCCTGCTGCGCAAATCCAAATGTTTTATATGGAACCAGAATGGCATCATCCTGTCACGGGTCAAGACTTTCGTCAGCCAGGTTTTAAAAAACACCACGACCATCAGTACAAGATTAATGGTACATATCTAGAAGCAACCAGAGCTTGGGATTGGTGGATTCCCACCATGAAGACATTTGATGAAATCTGGGTAGGTAATCAATTCTCTGCAGATGCAGTTGCTAATTCTGGTGTTGATGTTCCAACATATGTATTTGAACTTGGCATTGATGATATGTGGACACCGTTTAAGAGAGGTAATCGGGGAAAGATTAAATTTCTCCATGTTGACTCAGATAGTCCTCGTAAGAGAGCAGACTTGGTTGAAGCAGCCTTTCTTAAACTCTTTAAGGGTAACAATGATGTTGAGCTTACCTTGAAGCATCATGGTGATGGTAACTCTGTTGGCTATAGCGTCATGGATCTTTTTAACAAGTCCGAAGAAAGCAATGTAAAGAGAATTTTTAAAACGCTCTCGCAAGAAGAAATGGTGCAGTTATACCATGACCATGACATCTTGGTGTATCCAACAGAGGGTGAAGGGTTTGGTCTTATTCCTCTCCAGGCGTTAGCAACAGGGATGCCAACCATCTCAACAAGTCGCTGGTGTACATATGAAAAGTATCTTGGTAACAACATTATTGAATCTACAATTGGTAGAACACAACACACGGGCTATCACACTGGCGAAGTAATCCTTCCAGACTTTGATTCAACAGTTGAGTTAATGAAGAACGCTGTTGAGAATTTTGATGCTCAATGCGATTACTATTACAAGCAAGCTCCCAAGGTTATTAAAGAATACAACTGGCAGAATCAGTGCGACAAGATGCTTAAATCTCTAATTAAGCGTGTCGGGATAGAAATGTTTGAACCAGTCGGCAGAGTGTCCAGAAGTAAATATATATATTTCCAGAGCGGGGCTGGATATAGCACAGAGTCTGGTATAAAATTCTCAAGAGATGAACCGATACAAAAGGTCTCAGATGATGAATATAATTCTCTAATTAGAATTTCTAATTTTAGACAACCAACAGATAAAGAGATTACAAAGTACCTAGGAGGCTATAATGGATAGTATGGATTTTAATAATTATCAATTTCGTGCGTCAAAGACCGCTATTTACCCTAAAGATGGCTTACAGGGGCTCCTGTACACCTCTCTGGGGCTCGTATCAGAAGCTGGCGAAGTCGCTGGAAAGGTCAAAAAGATACTCCGTGATGATCAGAGCGCCATTTCTCCAGATCGCCATGAGCAACTCGTAGATGAGCTTGGAGATGTTCTATGGTATTGTGCGATGGTTGCAGATGAGTTAGGGATTACACTGAGTTATGCTGCGCAAAGGAATATTGATAAATTAGAGGATCGCATGAATCGTGGTAAAATCCAGGGTTCAGGAGACAATAGATAATTATTGCACGATTAGAGTAGTTATGAGATCCTATATCTACTCATGTTTAAGTCAAAAGATAAGTTAAACAAAAAAATTTTTGAATTGGAAAAAAAGCTTAGGGAAACCGAAAGCAAGATGCTCGCTATTCGTGTACAATACATTTTGATGAAAGCAGATCGCAATCGTCTGAAAGAAGAGTTAAATGAAAAGAACAGAGAAGGAAGAGATCAAGCGTGACAAAGCCAAAGCTGTCAAGAATTCTGGGCGGGGGCTTAAGAAAGGGGATGCTTCTCTTCATAAGTTTTTGGTTGATTACAAGCATAATGAAAAAACTTTCACGCTAACACTAAAAGCGTGGATCAAGATGAGAAAAGACGCATGGAATGCGAACTATAAATATCCATGCATCTCTGTTGTATTTGGAGAAAACTCTGAGACAAAGGTTGCTATAATTGATTGGGATGTATTCCAGGATTTAGTTAAAGGAAGCGAATATGAAGTTTAAATTTTGTTGCGATAGGCTATCTGGTCACAAGAGTCTTGGTATAAACCTTGATCACGATGAATTCGCTATTGGTGTAAATCTTGTATTTTGGTTTATTGGTATTGCAAAAGTTTATCCACCATATCAAGCTTTAGTTAAAACAGAGGATCTAAGAAAGGATATTTAATGCCAGATATTATTGTTGACCCTGCCGTTCTTGCAGAACAGATGGGTGATAAGTCAGAAGAATTTATTAAATGTCTTGCTATTGTTCAAGACATTATTGAGAACCCCCAGGATTATATTGGAATGCAGGCTATTAAGTATGCAAATATTCTTGCTGGTTATAGAACACTGATGATTGTTAAATCACAAGCGTTCAAGAGAAGATCTACTATTATGAGCGAACAAGATAAGTTTGTTAATGATATCTGGAAAACAATGTACGAAGCACTAACTGAAAACATCAATGCCCTAAAGCTGGCAGCAAAAGGAGTTAATTAAATGAAGGCACTAAGACAGTTGAGAGCACCAAAGGCAGTAGCGCCTGTAGGTGAGGAAGTTGTAATGAAAGATCTAGTTGAGGCAATTAATGATCACCTAGCGCTCAGAAATACTCAAACTTTTAAAAAAGTTAATGGATTCCATCCTAGTTACACTAATCAGTGTGCTAGGTATTGGTACTACATGTTTGAGGGTGTAAATGTAACTCCATCATTTAGTTCACAGACTTATCGTATTTTTGATAATGGACACGCTGTTCATGAAAGACTTTATAGTTATTTTAGAGATATGGGTATTCTAACAGCAGAAGAAATTAGGGTAACTCATACAGATCCACCAATTGAGGGCACTGCGGATGGTATAATTAATTGGTATGGTGAAAAACTAATTGAGCTGAAATCAATCAGCCAAGAAGGTTTTCATTATAGACAATTACATAATAAACCAAAAGATGAACATTACCGACAAGCCCAAATTTATATGGAATGCCTGAATCTAGATTCTGGCTTTGTGATCTATGAAAACAAAAATAACCAGGAGATCCTTCCAATCTATATTGAAAGAGATCAACCATTTATTGACAAACTATTTAAAAAGTACAGGAAGTTCTATGGCTCGTATTTAAGTCAAGAAATTCCTGTCCAGCCTTACAAGAGAACATCGGCTAACTGTAACTCTTGTGATTTGGCTGCTCACTGCTGGGCAGAAGGAGTGCAAGATGATGACGGAAAAGGGGAAGAGCCCTTCTAGATTTAATTTATGCGAAAAGGTAAATGGCGAATGACGAGTATAGAATTTGCGCCTACGAAGAGTGTGGAAAAGAATTCTATGCAAAAGTTTATAATGCCATTTACTGTTCCGCAGAATGTAGAAAAATTGTAACAAATAGAAATTTATTAGCTAGTTATTATGAAAAGAAAGCTAATAAAAATAAAAAAAGAACTTGTAAGACAAAAAATTGTACAACTATATTATCTAAATATAATAAAGAAACAATATGTGAATCTTGCAAGAGAGAACGCTATGTAAAAAGACTTGTCTCTTGGGGTTGGTCAGAAGATAGCGTCAGGCGTGGTATGGAATGAGCGTAAGATCGCTTGTTTCTTCAATTAAATCAGAGAGAATTGTTGCGATAGATCCCTCTTCGCATTCTCTGGCATGGGTTATTTACGATGTAACTCTTGATAAGATTGATCTTGTAGCCAATGGTAAAATTGATTACAAGAAAGATAAGGATGTTTCACTTAAATTTAAAGCTATTGATGCTGGTTTAAATGAAATAATCAAGGAGTATAAACCAAGAAATGCGATTATTGAACAATCTATTTATGTACAAAATTTTGAAACGAGCAGGATTATCTCGTATGTTATTGGCTACAGTTGGGGAGTACTCAGCGCTGGAGGCTGCCTGGTATCGGATGTCAACCCGCTAATGTGGAAATCTGGTATCGGATACAAGAATCTTTCAAAGAAAGATACCGAGAAGTTTAAAAACGATGGAGAAAAAGGGTCTCTCCAGATTAAACAAAAGAACGAGAGAAAGAAGCGAGTCAGAGATATCGTAAGTAAATATTTTGACAAAGGTGACATTGGTATTGATGATGATGATATTATAGATGCTGCAGGTATTGGTTTATGGTTTGCTTTAAAGAAGATACAAGGAAGCGTTAATGGCTAACGAACCGTATAAAGATAAAGCATTTCTTTATGAAATGTATGTTCAAAGAAGAATGAACCTTACTGATATTTGTAAGCACCTAAAAGATAGTTATAACATTGAGGTTACTCCGCAAGCTATTTATAACTGGGCTAAAAAATACGATCTATTAAAGTTTAGAGGTAAAGGAAGAAATCTTAGTTCTGGTAATGGGCAAAAAAGACCTAAATCTCAAGCTCAATTAGATGCTGAACAAAGAAAAAGAGACATGATTAAAAGAAGTAAGCAACAAAAGAAAATGAGGGGAAGATGAGAAGATCTGTAACAGCAAAAGATATTTATACATTTGCAAAGCTTGACATGGTTTACAACCAAGTCAGAGTTATTGAAGCAAAACAAAATGAGACAAAATACAAATGTCTTGGATCTGGTGAGTGCTGTCATATTGGACTTGTTATTCACATGACCGAATGTGCAAATATTGCTTTTAAACTAAGACAACAATATTACCTTTATTGGGAAGATAAGGGCAAGGCTTTTGCTGATGAGTGGATTGATGGTGTCGTAGATGGCTTGAAAGAAGCAATGTTTGATGAAAGCTGGCAACCTGGTGGTGAATCAAAGCGGTTCTGTGCTTTTTACAAGGGCGGCTGCACAATTTACGGGTACCGACCAATGGTATGCAGAACATTTGGAACTATCTCAACTGTAGACAACTATTGCCCTAGAATTAGAAATGCAAACGGATCAATTGATTACTTTACTGGCGATACAGTCAGGAAAGTGATTATGCAGTTCCAGGATTTGCTCAAAGAGTATACAAATGGAAAAGATCTAGGCTACAACATGACTGTCTATATGCCATTAGGTGTACTTAGTTTTATGCTTGAGCCAGAAGAATTGATTGAGTTAGAAAAAACAACTGATCCAAAATTCTGGAAGGGAGTTGAGGGTTGGTTTAATTACAGAGTACAGTTTACAAAAGAGCATGGCTATGACTATGACACTCTTAAAAAAGAAGCTGATGCTGTAAAGATAGAACTCAGATTTCCTCAACACGATCCAGTTGAATAATGATTCTTTGGTCAGATAATCAAGCGTCACCTCTAAG